CACTCCTATCCAATCACCCGCACGTTGTACATCTATCACGTTATACATACGAGTCTCTGCTCCCACCATACCCATATACTTGGGTTCAACTGCAGGGTTAAGACTTCTAAATCTTATGTCAACAACACCAGTCTTAGTGATGTAAGGGATTGATAAGCGTCCTGTGTATTGCTCGTGACCTGTATCAGGTTCCGCGACTACGCCTAATTGAGCCAACCGTGCTACCTCCAGAGGTATTCCCCTGCTTGCTAGGTAGTCTTCTGCCAGATGAATACTTTCCGCGTACTTGTGTGCTGACCTGCCCAGTAATTCCTTCTGCAAAACGTTTTGCCTCATTGAAGTTCAACCCCTCTTGACGCACGATGATTTGAATACTATTTCCTTGGACACCACAAGCGAAGCAAATGAAGATGTTCTTATCAAGGTTCGCCGTACCACTTTGGTGTGAGTCACCGTGAAAGGGACACCTAAGATTGACTTGTCCGTGAGTACTGCGTATGGTTGCCCCGTAGTGTTCAAGGATTTCTTTGATAGAGGGCAAGTCGTTGTCAATTTTTATCACCGTACCCTGCTTCCCGTAGTAGCCACACTAAATCTTCTGTTCTCATTAATGAAACCCAATCACCTATTGACTTCTCGCCCTGTCCATTCAGTCTTAAGACAACAACACCGAGGTCACCCTTGGCTCTATCTTTTAACTGTGCTATTGCAGCAGCAGGATTGAAACCAGTGCGTGCTTTTACTTCAAAGTCTATACCCACACAGCCAGTAATATCGCTACCACTACGACCAGCACCTGTAGATTCCGCAAATGGGAATCCGTTGTCAGCAAGGTAGTTAGCCAGGACTTTCTGACTTCGGTATCCTCGGTGCTTTCTGCTTTGCGATGCCACCTACGTAGCACTCTTGTCCCTATGCAATGCTTTAACTGCTAGAGCCAAACCAGCATTAACACCATCAAGATACTCGGTAGTATTATCAACCTTAAGTTCAGTAATCTTTTGAATTAATTTTTTAATTTCATTATCAATTGAAAAGACAACAAACTGACGCATCTCTTGAGTCATATCATCTTCTTCTTCTCTAAGCATTATCCACCGTTCTCTGGTATGTCATCAATGAACATATACTCAGGATTAAATGCCAGCCAACACATTAGATTAGCGTTAGCATCAGCCCTTCCGTATCTATTCTTTACTGGTGAGACAGCCATTGAGGTTCCCACTACCCCTAGTGTACATATAAGTGCGGGAATTTGTGCGACTTTGCCCTGTAATGCAGAGCGTGGCTGTGTCGGATTTCCCTGTACCCCTTCGGATGTATGGTGTAAGACAATAACTGCTGCATTAGTAAGACGGGCTAGGTACTTTAACTCTTTCATTACTGCACGCATAGATGCAAACTCTTCGCCACCATCAGTGGCTACGTCCATCAGGTTGTCGATAAAGATTGCCTGAGGTGGACAACCCCATAGTTCCTCAAAGGCTTCGACCTCTTCGTTAATATCCATAAGGGTAGGACTGGATTCAAATGACCACACAATATGGGATGACTTCTGGAGTACTGCCTTAGCCCAGTTAGTATCCTTGTCCATCAAGTGCTCAACATCGGTTTGGTTCTTGCCACTAATCATTGACGCTAGGCGCATAGCCATAGTGTGTGAGTTAGTATCTGCTGATACATACAGGGTAGGAACTTGCATCTTAAGGGCTAGACCAAGGGCTAACGTAGACTTACCTACACCAGGCACACCAGCAAACATTGATACTTCAGAGCGTCGACAAACAATCTTGTTGGTAGCAAAGGTCTTGAAGACAGCGGGTAAAGGTTCACCGCCTATGTCGGAACGTCCAACACTTCTTACTAATGTTCTCATAGACTTCTCCTGTCTTAAGTTGGAAGAGGGGCAGTCATCTTCCCCTGAATAACTGCCCCTCCGCCAATTCCTACTATAGCATTGGCTCTTGTGTTAACCGTTGGTTGGGGTGCATTGTTCCGCGCCCTGAGGTTGTGGGCAGACCCACATTGAGTAAGGCTTGCCGTTCTTCTTCGAGATTCCCGATAGGAACTTGCGGTTGCCGTGAACGCAGGTCGGTGATGATAGACCCATAGCGGATGGAGCCACTGTCGGGGCGGGTGCGGAGGTAGCCCAAGGAGGCGTGTCTACTGTTGAAGTAGTGGTTGCCAAAGGGGATAGGGTATATGCACCAGCAATCATCTTGCTTGTTGCAGCAATCTGAGTTGAGTAATCAGAGATACCCTCTAGCAATACGCTAAGTTCATCTGCTGATGTTGCGCGGATATTAATCAAGTCACCATTCGGAGTCTTAACTGATACCTGTAACTTCCAGTTTTCTTCTGACATTATTTATCCTTCTTCGTAAATTGGCAGTGTGCTGTGAGTCCACAGTAACTGCACGATTGTAGGTTCGGTAGAAATATACCAGCCTTTCGAGCCTTGTCAAAGCCATCGACAAAGTATTCCAGCGTGTCCTTTGTATATCTACTTAGGTCAATCATCTCTCCTGTCCCCGATTCACGAGACATCCAGTAGTTTCCTAGATTGACTTCAACACCTAACATCATCTCAACTCCTACCTTGTAGAAGCCAAGTTGTAAGTCAGATGCTGGTCGTCTTGCTGATGTCTTAAGGTCGACAATCACAAGTTGTCCGTTAACCTCAAAGATTCTATCAATGAACATCTTCACTGGTATACCAGCAATGTTCGGATTCAACTCTAACTCGATAGCCTTTGCACCCTGTGGGGTGGTCCAGATTTTCCAGTTAGGGTTGGACTTGCGCCACTGGATATATTGGTTAGTCCAAATGGAACCTTGTTCATACCACCACTCCCCATTTTCCTTGCCAGGGTTGGCTTTCGTGGCTCGTCCTGCTACTCGCGCCTTTGTAAAATCAAGTCCATCAATCTCTTTGAGCCAAGCATCGTGCCAGTATGTGTTAACCATTCTCAATGTCCCACGTTTCTGCTGCTAGGTGGAATGCTCGCCCACCTGCTGACCACACGGATGGTTCTTCTTCTACCTTGAGTAGTCTACCTAAGTAGTACTGATAACCACAGGTCAGGTATGTAGTAAAGGCTGAGTAACTAATGTGCTCTGGTAGTTCATAGGTATCTAGTTTAATCATTATCATCAACTACTGACAGAACATAAACCATATCCTCTTGCAACGCTTCAACCGCTATACGTAATTCGTGAAATGCAACTGACAGTTCAACGATTAAATCATCAGCAGTTACATACTCTTGCCTCTTAAAGAAGTTCATACTATCCCCTGTCTTTAGTTAGATAGTCCTCTTTCAGAGGACAGGAGTGACTCAATGAAAGAGAACTATCTAATTCTATTTAGTTGTTAATCAGGTTACCCTCGGCAACCTGATTTAGGAAATGCCCCCCTACCCCCCAAGAAAAAATCTTAGGTGGTAGAAGAGATGCTTCCCTCGTGTAACCTTCATTGAGGTTTCGCCCCCACTCTTGCGAGTAGGAAAACCATAGCACAATTATGGCATAAAAAAAGAACCCCACCACCTCGGCGTGTTGCCAAGATGATGGGGTCTTTATGCCTTAAGACTTAGGTTACTCGGAACCCTTGCCGAACTCAGTTGCCTTAGGGTCTAGTGCCTTGAGCACAGGACCTGCTACCGCTGCAACTGCAGCCATTAGTAGGCTCTTAGGGTTTGTCTCCCCAGCAAGATACATTGCCAGTATTGCTGCGAAGGCAGCACGGAAATATGTCGCTGCTATTGCTTGTAGTTTTTCTGTATTCATTAGTCCTCCTTTGGACTTTGACTGTGTACCTTGCAACAGGTGCAGGTATCAGTCTTATAGGATTTTTTAACTGGCAAGACAGCAAGGGCTGCTGCTACCGTATTGATTACCTTAGGTTGATTCATCCACCAAAACCAGGGAGATGAATCATTGCCACGTCCATCGGCAATCGAAATATGTAAGTGCTTATTGTGTTTGTTGCTGCCCGTATAGTTACGGTCACCTTCTGATGCACGTTCTACTGACCAGATTTTACCCTGAAATATCAGATACTTAACTCTCTTGTCTTCCTTTAACTTTTGGAAAATATCAAAGCAGTCAATGTCATTCTTAGGGTCGTGAGTTAAGTCAACTGCCAGCCCAGTGTTGTGGTCTGAATCAGGATTCTGATTTATATGAGCAGCAGATGGTAGAAGACCATCGGATACCTTCTTGCGCTTGGGCTTGAGTGCCGTCGCCTGTCTTAAGACAGCAATGGCAGCAGGTGTGGCTTTCTTGACTACAGGTTTCATTCATCTCTCCGCTACTAATTTGTACAAATCATCAATACGTTTTTCCATACGAGCCATAGAATCCTTCATTGAACTACCACCGTTAGGCTTTAACTCGTTAAGATAATGCTTGACCATCCATCTTATGCCACCAGCAAATGCTGAGAAGATTGCTATGACGGCTACTGCCACTGTTAGATAGTCCTTAAATTGCATTATACGGTCCTTACGGTTATCTCTATGATGCCACCAAAACCATCAAAGCGTTTATCGGGCGGTGTCATACGGGTGAATGT